CGTTGACCATCAAGTTGCAATCTCTGACGCCAGAGAAAACATAGACTTGTTGCAAGAAATAGTAGTGCAAGTAGAAGATTCAGTCGACACAAATGACGAAGCTGAAGACATGAATACTGTAGAATTATTTGATAGTGCTGAGGATTTAGCCAAGTTTTTACCGCTCGGTCTGAATCAAGAATATGACTTAGACTATACATTCTCTCCCAAAGACTTGGTCGTTATCGGTGGACATCGTGGTGGAGGTAAGTCCTTTACATGTTGTAACATCGCTGCTGCCGCACAAGAAAAAGGCAAGTCAGCATTATATTTTACTATCGAAATGGACACTAGACAAATGTTGCAGAGAATCTGTGGCATACAAACTGGTATCAATAGTGGTCGTATCAAAGCAAAGAATCTTACTCCTATGGAATGGGATAAAGTTGCTAACTGGTGGGCTAATAGATTCGATAACGGAACAGAAGCATATAACGAATGGCGAGATCATCAAGATTTCGACAAGTTTCACTATCAACTTAGTAGAAACAAGTTAGCAGATGTTCCTCAAATAGATATACATTACGACCCTTCTCTTACACTAGCTAAAATTATTAGTGTAGTAAGACAGAAGCAAGCCCAGTTACCTAACTTGGGTATTGTAATAGTAGACTATCTAAACCAAGTAAAACGCCATAACGCACCAAATCGTCAAGGTCAATATGATTGGACTGAGCAAATCGAGATCTCAAAAGGTCTCAAATCTCTCGCACAAGAGAGTAAAGTTCTAGTTCTCTCCGCTTTCCAGACTAATGAGAAAGGAGAGGCAAGATTCTCGAAAGGAATCTTGGATGCTGTTGATGCTGCTTACAGTATTCAGCATTGGGGAGACACAGAGCCTTGTATTAAATTTAAGTGTGACAAGATGAGAAGTGGTTCAATCGAGCCGTTCACATCTGAAATGAACTGGGAGACACTAAAGATCGGGCCTCACACAGCCTTAGACCCAGATGAAAAATCAGAACTAAAAGAAACAATGACAACAGGAGAGGACGCCTACGATTTATGATATTATACACTGAAAAACAACTGGAAGAAGCATGGCACTGTCATTGTGCAGAAATCGCATATAATAACCAAGAGAGTACATTACAGTTAGAGCTTCCTAAACTGGAAGATTTTAGATTGATATACGAACAAACAATAGAAGATATACACAATGGTTATATATGATAAAAAAAGTTGTTTTATTCACATACCTAAGTGTGGTGGGATTTCTATTGCTCGTGCTTGGTTAGCTCAACAAGATAAAAAATTTTTATTCCAACATAGAAATTGGCAGACAGGGTTAAATGCTGATTTTATTAGAGAAGGAGTAAACAAAGCAACAAAAGGAACTGTATTTAACAATATACACGCAACCTACGACCAGTTAGCATTACAATACCCAGACTATAAATACTATACTGTAATTAGAAATCCACTAACTAGGTGGGAAAGTCTTTACAAACATAACTGTGACGAAGGATTTATAGTAGACTGGGATATTATAACTTGGACACGGAAAGCAATACAATCACTAGAAAACGGTGCTTACTTTGGCACTATACAGAATTTAGATTTATTTGAAAAAAGCTTAGTTCGCATGGGAAGTTACCATGTGATGTACTTACCTGCATGGGTATACTATAGAGAACCTGAAGTAGAAGTACACAAACTAGAAAACCAAACAATTTGGAAAGAACTGGGATTGATGAAAAATATTCATCATGCCTCTATAACACAACTAGCAGGATATGATACTGAAAAAGTATATAACCTAATATACGATTATTACAGGAAAGATTTTGAAAGATGGCAGATGACAGAGTAGCACGAGAAAGTGCAGAACAAATACCTTTAGCACCACACACTTGGTATGTAAAAACCGTAGGGTGGATGTTAGAACAACCAAAAGTAAAAGAAAACATTATGAACGTACCTCCCAACGAGCCTCTGAGAGAAGCTCTGAAGAAAGAAGGTGTGCGTTCTCCTCTACTAGTTATGCCTAACTGGTACCCAATAGCAGGTAGTCAACGACTTAGAGTTCTAAGTGAGATACCTGAACTACACGAACAAGAAATAAGAGTGTGTAGATTCGATCAAGAGTGGTGGCTACACTACTACCTATGGCCAGACCATGAGTTTAGAGACAAAGCGGTAGCTGTCTGGTTTCAAATGGCAGAGTTGGTTTGGAAGTCTAGGTACTACGAAAATGATGAAAAGTTTCGAGAGTACGAGCGACTTGGAGATCAATTGAAATGGAAGCATAAGTCAAAACTAACGGAAAATAGTTCTTGACAACAATATAAAAATTTGATATAATATATATAATTATGATAGCAGAAGAACTACTAAGAAACAAGGGCATTGATTATCGCATCTCAGGACAAGATGCCGTAATTTCGTGTCTAAACCCCGAGCATGATGATTCTAACCCCAGTATGAGGGTAGACAAAGTAACAGGTATATTTAACTGTTTCTCTTGTGGGTACAAAGGTAATCTGTTTACATACTTTGGCGCACCTGCTTCTCCACTAGAAGTTCGTATGCACAGAATCAAAGAAAAAGTAAATAAAGTTAAAAGCGAAACTGTCGGAATCCAACTCCCAAAGGATCGAGTACCGTGGAAAGGTGGTGGAATCAGAAATATATCTGAGGAGACTCTTGCAATATGGGGAGCGTTCACATGGAACGTACCTCAATTCGAGAATCGTATCATCTTTCCTATACGCGACATCCGAGGAAAGACAGTGGCTCTGATTGGTAGAAGTCTGGACGACTTCAATATGAACAAGTATTTTATATATCCGAATGGTGCAGAGATGCCATTCTGTCCAGCTAAAATAAAACCAATACAGAATAGAGTTATATTGGTGGAGGGCATCTTTGATGCTCTTAACCTTTGGGACAAAGGTCTCAAGAATACAGTGTGCTGTTTTGGCACACAACAAGTTAATTGGGTCAAGCTAAGTCTACTCAAACTTCAAGGAGTTTCAGGAGTGGACATTATGTTTGATGGAGATGAAGCGGGTGTAAAAGCTGGCGAGATGGCAAAAGGCTTGGCAGAACAACTAGAAATGTCTGCAAGAGTAGTAAAACTACGAGATAATATAGACCCAGGCAACTTAACAAAACCAGAAATAAACAGACTAAAGGAGAAATTATATGGCTAAAGCATTTGATCCAAGAAATCAAAGACAATATGAGTTAAATCAAAGACAATATGAGTTTAACAAACAAAATCAAAAAGGTAATTACTATCATGGTGCGCACGAAATGTGGGTTGCAGGAACAACATACAAGTCTGCTTTAGAAGCTAATTGGGCTATATATTTATTACATAATGATATAGAGTTTGAATATGAGCCCTCCACTATAACCTTAAAAGATAATGAACCTTATACTCCTGACTTTTATTTACCAGAGTATGATTATTATGTTGAGTGTAAAAGTCAAGGCGCATGGGATAATGATAGAGAAACAGTACTTAGAAAACTAAAAGAACTTGTCGAAGTTACAGGAAAGTATGCTTATCTTGTAACTGCTCCTCCTATTTTTCTTAGAGATGGAGAAATTTGGAAAATAGATATAGATAAAGAAAAAGAGCTGTATCATATTCCAGCGTCTCTTGGAGGCACAGTACAAAAAAGTGGTGAAATAAAATGGAGTTTTATATTTGCTAAAGAGCAGATCGAACTAAAAGCAAAATATGAAGCAGAACAACAAGAGTTACGCAATAATTTTTGTGATGAAAGAAATCAGTGTGTAAAAGAGATGCTTAAAGATTATAATATACCTTATGAAGCATTTGCAAAAGATAACAAGATAGAAAAGGTAAAACATAGTATGGTTATTAATTCGCCTGGCTCTTATATGAGAGATAAAACTCCTCCAGCATGGAAAAATAAAGATACATATGGCAAATTAACGTGGGATGATGACCAGTATGCTTATGATTTAGAAACTTGTATTAAGTTAGGTATTCATTTCTTTGATGATCCAGACGTACCTTATGCAGATAAATGGGGCAAAACAATAAGAGAGTACTCAGAATTAGTAACTAAGTTTTGCAAAGCATCTTATATTGTACTAGATGATTATAGTATACCTGCCTTAGAACACTTTACAGAGGCAATGAAAAACAGAGATTTAATACCAGGAAAGGTACAAATAAATACACGGGGACAATATTAATGAGAGTAGCAATAATAGAAAAAACAATGTCAAGTACTAATTATGATAAGTACTTTGACTTCGAGTATGACCGATTTGCGTTATGCTCAGATAGTGGTAAACAAAAAATTCTGAAAAGAGATGTAGACATCGAAATCGAGACAGACTCGTACGATTGGCTCATTCTTGTAGGTTCAGAGCCTTTCAAAAACTTCACGAGAAAGACATCAATAACAGAGTACAATGGAAAAATTGTTGATGATAAGTTTTTGGCTTTGATTAATCCTGCAATGATAAAGTTCAAACCAGAAGCAAAGAAGTCGTTCGAGGAAGCAGTCGAGAGTATAACGGGATATGTAAGCGGAGAGCTAACACAGAAGTCGCTAGGCGATGACAAATGTTTTGGTATCGAAGATACAGCAACCCTTCATAGATATCTAAAAGATGCTTTAGAGTACCCTTTAGACTATATCGCACTTGACTCAGAGACTTCATCTTTATACCCTAGAAATGGATATATGCTTGGTTTCTCTATGTCATACAAGAAAGAACACGGAGTATATGTAGACTGTGAGTGTATTGACGGCACTGCAGAACTACTTATGCAAGATATATTTAACAAGAAAAGAGTAGTATTTCATAACAGTAAGTTTGACTTACAATGGTTTGAGTATCATTTCAACTTTGAGTTCCCACACTTTGAAGATACAATGCTTATGCATTATATGTTTGATGAGAACCCAGGTACACATGGTCTTAAAACTCTTGCTATCAAACACACAGATTATGGAGACTATGAAGCAGAACTTGATAACTGGAAAGCGGCTTATATCAAAAGAACAGGAATCCTCAAAGGAGACTTTAGTTATGATTTGATTCCTTTTGAAGTTATGAAAAGCTATGCTGCAATGGACGCCATAGTAACATTCCTATTGTTTCAAAAGTTTGAAGCAGCTATATTGAGAAATGAGAAACTATATTGGGTATATAAAGAACTACTAGTAGAGGGTGTTAGATTCCTCAAAGATGTAGAATCCAATGGTGTTCCTTTTGACAAGACTCGTCTAGAGTTTGGTCAGAA